GAGGGCTGTGTATGCAAAATGAAAATGCGGAAAACAGCATGACGCAGCTTGTCCAACTTATGGGCGATATTGCAGAAAAAGGTTGTGCAGATGAAATAGATTCTGAGCCTACAAGCGACTTTGCCAAGGAATGCTGGGATAGATTGCGTGAGATATACAAAGAGCCGGAGTTTCGTCATTCATATTCGATAATTTCAAGGTGTATGGAAGAATACGATCCGGCACAGTTGGATTCCTTACGGGTCAATCTGGATAGGGTTGTGTCTTTTGCGGAACTTCAGAGCGACACGGAAGAAGTACGAAGGGTTACAAAGTCGGCAAGAAAATTGCTGGATCACGTTGAACTGGAATGCATACGTTTGAACAGGATGGCAAGGGTTCAACGCGCGGCGGATCAAGCGGAAAGTTTGCATAATGAGGCAATTGCTCTAAATAATGCTACAAAGGAAGCAGAAAAAGTGCTGGAAGAACGAGTAAAAGGCTTTCATGAGCAATCCATTACGATTCTTGGCATTTTTTCTGCCGTAGTTGTAGGTTTTATGTCTGGTCTCTCGATGTTTACATCGGGATTTAATCAGTTAAATGCGGTCAGCGTGTATGTCGTTACTTTTTACTCCATATTCGTTGGAATTATCGTATTCGATATTCTGTTTATGCTGATTTTCTTCATTGCAAAAATTTCGGGACATTCTATTGCCAGAAATGTGCCTCCTAGTAGAAACTGGTTCTTTTCAACATTCCATAGGTATCCGTGTGTTTACTGCTTTCACTTCTTTGCAATCATTGCGCTAGTTGTGCTGATAGCTTTGCATTTGGTGAATGGAACGCCTCCACAGACAAAAGAGGCTGCTGAAGCTGTTGCAAGCAGTATTATATCTTAACTTTGCTTACATGATTTAAGCAATAAAAATGAGCCGCAACCCTTTTCACGGGGCTGCGGCTCTTGTCATGTATGGGGGTTAATGCACGCTGTTCTTCTTCTGCTCGTAGACCTCATCGGCGGCGAGGGCAGCCTGGGTGAAGCTGTTGTTCTTCCACCAGCTCACCAGAGCGGCCACGCTGGTGATGCCAGCGGTCACCAGCTGCTCCACGGTGGAGCTCTCAATGGGCAGGATGGGCTTGCCCATTGCGCTCAGGATCTGATTGGTCAGGGCCAGCAGGAGCACGGCGGTGCGGGCCACGGTGCCGGCGGAAACGGTGCGGTTGGTGTTGGTGATATGTGCGTTCATAGTCAGTTCCTTTCTCTCTCGTGTTCGTTTGCTTCCAGATCAGAGATGCGGTGGTTGGCCACCTTCATCTGCTCTTCCAAAATGGGCACGCGGCGGGCAAAGTTGTTGTGCTCACGCACCTCGCGGGTCAGCTCTTCCAGCTTGGTGTCGGTCACGGCCTGGCTGCGGCTGTTGGCGATCAGCACGCCGATCATGGTGACAGCCCCGGCGATCAGGGCGGATAGAATGCTCTCCATTGGTATCACCCCCTCACCCCGTCCAGCGGGATTTGTTGGGCCGGGTGTCCACATGAACCCAGCCCTTGGTGCGGCCAGCCTTGACCGGGTAGCGGCCCACGCCGCCCCATGTGGGCATCAGGCTCTCGGCGTAGGCGGCCACGGCCTCCACGGTGGTGTCCGCCACCTGGATGTCCGCCGCCTTGCCCAGCAGGTGCTGGCTGGATTTGGAGCCGCCGACGGCGGTGTTGTGGGTTCCGGTGCGGTAGCCGCTGGTGATGGTCACGGGCTTGCCAAAGTGCTCCCGGATGGCCTGCAGTAGCACCACGAGGGTCTGGTCGATCATGATAGCGTCGCTGCCGTCGCGGCACCGGAACTCCCGCACCTTAAAGGCCGGGGACAGCTGTTTAGCGCCGTCTTTGGCCAAGGAATACTCTTTGATTGCCATAGGCTCACTCCTCGCTCTTATTGCCGGTCTTTTCGGCCAGCAGCTCGGTCAGTTCTTTGTACTCGGCCTCGGTGATGCGGCCGAGGGCGTAAAAAACATCAATTTTTTCCGCAAGGCCAGCGGTCTGGCCGCGCTCGATCAGGCGTTTACAGATACGATACAACATAGGTTTACCTCCTTATGTGGTGGTGTCAGTGGTGGTGTCGTCGGTCAGCCCCAGCTCCAGCATGGCGACGCGGTACTCCTGATCTACCGCCAGGGCGTCCGTGTCCGCCTGCGCGGCCTGCGTCTCGGTCAGCAGCTCGGCCAGGGTGGGGTAGTGGTAGCCGGAGAGCCAGATGTCTACGGTGTAGCCGCCGGTATTTATGTCCGACCCTGCTAATTCAAAGTGCAGGGTCCCGTCCGGTCGGAAAGTCGTGTTGGATGCAAAGATTCCATCGCCCTTGCCGAAGTTGTGGTTGACCGTGCCGCCTTTTGCGATGTCTACTTCTTCACCGTATGTTCGGCCACTGTCGTTGTACCTCGACTTAACGTGCACATAGTCAAGGCCGTCTGGCATTTTGATGTCGTAGGAACGCCACCTTTTTCCGGTTTCCACGTGGTGGTTCCACACCAGCCGGGGCTCCGACTTTACCGCCACACTGGCCGCGATGGTGTCATACAGCGTCTTGCCGCTCAGGGTGCCGTCCGCAGCGATGTCCAGATAGTCGCCCACCTTCACGCCGCCCAGCGTGCTGACTGTAGCAGCGGGCAGGCTGTACGGCGTGCCGAATTTCGCGTCCGCCTCTGCCTTGGTATAAAAGCTCCCGCTCTCCACGCCCGCGATGGCGGCGTCCAGGGCGTCGAGTTTGGTGTGCAGCTCAGTGGACAGCTGGGTCATTATGGCCAGCGCTTGCGCCTGCAGCTGGGCCGTGGGGATGCCCTTGACCCCGTCCCGCATGACGCCGCACACGTCCTCGTCCGCGCGGGTGTCGGTGATGTCGGCGGCGGTGACCTCGGTGCTGCCCGCCGGGCGGCGGATGTCGGCCAGGCACAGGTCGTACACCAGTGCGGTGCGGGTGATCTCCGGGGCCGTGGGGCTGGCGCTGTCCGGGGTGCCGGTCAGCACGGTCAGGCTGGTCTTTTTGGCGGCTGCGTCGTACCGCAGCACCAGCCGGTCGATGCGGCTGCGCACAGTGTCGGCGGCGGTCAGGGTGACCTTCTCCGGCTGCTCCAGGATGATGCTGCGGCCCCGGAACCGGGCCGGACGCACCCATGCCTGCCCGGCGCTGACGGTCACGGTCAGGTCGCCGTTTGCGGTCACGGCAAAGTCCTCGTCTGCGCTGTATACGCCGCTCAGGCGGGTGCTGAGGTACCCGGAAGCGTCGTCGGCGTCGTAGGTGATGCCGTTTTCCGGGTAGGTGATGATATCGGCCATAAGCCCTCCTTTACGTCTTGTGCCAGCTCGGTGTGCCCAGCCGGATGGTCCGGGTGGTGCCGCTGGACTGGCTCTCGGTGATGATGTCGGCCACCCGCACCATGGCGGTGTAGCCCAGCTGGGGCAGGCTGACGCTCAGCACGTCGCCCACGGCCAGCGTGTCATCGTCCACGTCAAACTCGATGCTGCCGGTGCGCAGCTGGGCCAGCAGTTTCTGCCCGCCCCGGTCGGCCAGCTTGTCGAGATACGATTGGCTGGCGGTGGTCTCGCCCTTTTCTTTGTCGGGCTGGATGTCGCGGGCGTCGATGTAGATCTCCCGCCGGTCGGCTCCGGTGCTGTCTACATCGCCTACCCAGCAGGTGGCCCGCTGGCTGCCCTCACCGGCCCCCTGCACAAGGGCCACGTTGGCGTAATCGGTATCGGCAAAGGACCAGCCCGCGTTGAGCAGATTGCCCCACTTGGGGCTGTACCGGTTGTTGGGGTCGAAGGTGGGCCGGAAGCACTCGAACAGCAGCTTTTTGTTGTCGCCGCTGCCGTCCAGCACGATGCGGAAACCAAGGTCGCACGCCTGCCCGATGGTCTGGCAGTAGGCAAAGACAGTGCCGCCGGAGGTCTGCTTGTCAAAGGTCGTGTCGAAGCCGTACTCGGTGCCCAGCTCCAGGCGCGGCCACGGCTTTGCCGCCGCCACAAGGCTGCGCATGGCGGCCTCCGCGTTCTGTCCCTTGATGACGGCCGCGCTGGCCCGCTTGGTCAGCAGCCAGGTGGCCGGGTAGCCGCTCACCACGAGGTTTGCGTCCTCGTTCTGGTTGGCCCTGCCGCAGATCCGCATCGGAATGCGGGGCGTCTCGTCGCTGCGCACCAGCCACCGGCCCTCCTGCAAAAGCTGTAGGTTCTCGGTGGTCGGCCTTACCTCAAGGGTAAAGCCGCCCTCGGAGTAATAGGGGCTGTCCCAGTAGAGGGACACCCACACGTCCACCCAGCCCACACGGACAAGGGTGTCGGCCTCTAAAACGTCTATTCTCATAGCGGTTCGGGCAGGATGCCCGCCTCCATCGGGTAAAAGCTCACGGATGCCTGCAGGTAGCCGGAGCCAGACTCCGCCTGCATACTCAGTACGTTATCGCCGGGCTGCAGCTCGGTGAGGGTGCTGTCCTCGTCCAGCTTTGCAAAGATGTTCTCGGTCACGCCTTCCCGGGTCAGGGTGCAGGCCAGCCGGTCAGAGGTGCTGCGGTAGATCTCCAGCCTGTCGCCGTCCTGTAAGGTCAGGTCAAAGCCGATAAAAGCCCCGGTGCGCAGGTCTACCACGCGCGGGTGCACCACCGGCATGGTGCTGCGCAGGGTTGCCGTAAAGGGCACCGGCAGGCTGCCGGGGTTGCGCAGCACTGCCGCCTCGCCGTCCTGCCGGATGCCGTAGGTGTGGGAATCGTAGCAGACGGGAAAGGTAAACGCTGGCTGGTAGCCGCCCAGCACGCGGGCCGTGGCGGTCAGACCGTACCAGTAGGGCTTGGGGCTGTACAGCATCAGCTCACAGCGCGGCTCGGTGTAGCTGGAAAAATAGGGCGTTTTCTGCACCACGAAGCGGGTGAAGTAGGCGTCCCCGAAGTACATCGTGCCGGTGGTGTAATAGGGCAGCTTGCGGGCGAAATTGCGGGCAGTGTCGAGGGCGCGGTTGCCCCAGAACACGACGCTCAGGGTGCGGGACACGCCTGCCACGCTCTGCCGCTCGACCGTGGTGCCGGTCTGGTTGATGCCCTGCGCGGTCTGGATATCCACATCCACGCCGTTCAGCGGGTCGAGGTTGTAGGGCGCGTTGTAGTCCCAGCCCAGATGCAGGACGGCACCGGCGTCTGTGACCAGCTTTAAGTGATCCTTAAAAAGCATTGGTGTCCTCCTTTCATCGTCTCTGGGCCTTGGCGCGGTCGGCTTCCCAGCGGGCTTCCCGCTGCAGGTCGGCAGCGGTCTGAGCCTTCGAGTAGATGTTCTGGGTGATGTTGGTGTCGCCCTCGCGGTGGTAGGTGTTGGCGGCTGCGGCCACACGGGCCGTGCCGGACGCCGCCACGGTGCTGCCCATCTGCATATTGTCCGAAAGGACCAGAGCCACGGCCTGCCGGATCATGTCGGCAAGGGCGGCGTTAGTCTGCGTCAACGCTTTGGTGTTGGCGTTGATGGCGTCCTCCAGGCTGCCGGTGCCGGTGGAGATGTCGATGTCTCCGCTGATGCCGCCGGAACCAGACCCGCCGGAAGCGCTGCCACCGCCGGTGCTGGGCGGGCTCTTTCTGGAGGCACCGAGGCTTGCGCAGATGGCCGCGATGGCCACGCCCAGCGCCACGGCAGCACCCGCCACGATCACGCCCATGGGGATGCCGAACACGGTCGCATTCAGGGCGGAGGCGATGGCGGTCATCATGCCCTCAAAGGCCGCACCGATGGTGCCCACCATGGAGCCCACGCCCGCGTAGATGGCGGGGAAACTGGACAGCAGCCCGCCGGACAGGCCCTGGCTGATGGCCAGCGCGGCGCTGCTCAAGGGTGCTTTCAGCCCCTGGAAGATGCCGGTGAGCTGGGTGCCGAGGTTCTTGGCCTGCGTCCAGACCTCGCCAAAGCCGGAGGTCAGGCCCTTGCAGATCTGGGCACCGATGTCGATGCCCTTCTGCACGAGGGCTGTCTGAGCGTTGCCCAGCGCCTCGTTGAGCTTGTCCACCAGACCGAGGGCAAAGCTGTTGACCTGCTTCTTCTGGTCGGCGGTCAGGCCGCCGTAGATGGCATTTGCCGCCCACAGGCCGATGGACTTCCAGTCCTTGTTCTTGACGGCTGTATAGAGGTTGTCGAAGGTGCCCAGCAGGCCGGTGTCGGCGTGGGTCTGCAGCTCCTTCCACAGGTCATCGAAGCTCTTGATGGACGCCTCTTTGCTGGTCTCGGCCACCTCTTCGGTGCCATCGGCGGCAATGGTCTTGACCCGCTCCACGGTCACGAGGGCACCGTCCACTACGTCGTCATAGGTCTGGGTGATGACCCGCTTCTGGGTCTCGGTGCCGTCGGTCAGGGTCTCGGTCACCGTCTTGGTGCTGGTCTTGACGCCGTCCACGATGCCGGAGGTGGTAGAGGTGATGGTCTTGGCCACCTCCCGCACCGTCTCCATGGTCTGCTTGACGGTCTTTTTGCCCTTCTCGTCCACCTCGGTGATGGTCTTGATGTCCTTCAGCACGCCGTCCACCATCTGGCGGGACGTCTCGGTGATGACCTGCTTTTGCTGCTTTTTGCCGTTGGAGAGCGTCTCGGTGATGTTCTCAGTGGTGCGGGTGATCTTGCCGTCGATTTCGGTCGTGGTGTCCGAGACGGACTTGACCACTTCGGCAGCAGCTTCCTTCGTGGCCTTGCTGGCTTTCTTGGCTCCGCTGGCGATGGCCGGGTAAGGATTCGCAGCTGTCTGGCTCCCGGCGCGGCTGCTGCCGTTGCCGGAGCTGCTTGTGCCCTTCGGCACCCATCCGTTGTCATCGTCCCATTCGAGGTCTTTGTGAGAGTTGTCCCACTGCTTTGCGCTCTTGCGCTGATTATAGTTGTTGATGGCGTTGTTGTAGGCGGTGTTATAAGCATCCGCCGCAGCACCGATGCCGTTCTTCAGGTTGGCCAGTGCTGCCGCTGCTCCTTCAATTTTTGCAACCAGATCATTGATCCAGTCCACCACCGTGCCGATGGCGCTCTGGGCAATGTTTTTGACCGTGCTGAATGCGGAGTTTACTGTGTTGCGGAAGGTCTCACTGGTCTTGTAGGCCGTCACAAGGCCGGTTGCCAGAGCCGCCAGTGCGGACACAAGCAGGGCCACCGGGTTCGCGGAGATCACCGCATTCAAAGCGGCCTGTGCCAGCGCCAGACCGGTGGCTCCCGCCTCAGCGGCAGCGTTGGCTGCGGTCATGGCCGTGGTTGCAACGGTGTGCGCGACCTCGGCAGCAGTGGCAAGCGCCACATATCCCTTGTAAGCCAGGAACGCCGCGCCCGCCGCCGCGACCACCGACGTGGCAATGCCGATGGTGTCCTTGAGCTGGTCCATCTTCTCGTCACTGTCGAGGAAGGAGGTGACCACGTCGTTGAGTTTCACCACAAGGTCGCCCAGCGCCGCAAACAGCCCGCTGGTCAGCTCGCCGGTCAGGGCGGCCACGTTATCCTTCAGGGTGGACATGCGGCCGCTGAAGGTCTGGCTGGCTTCCAGCATACCGTTGTAAAACTGCCCGCCCTCACTGGTGGCGGCCTGCACTGCATACTGCAGCTCTTCAAAGCTGACCCTGCCGTCCGAGATGCGCTTGTACAGGTCGGACATGCTCTCGCCGGTGGCGTCACAGATCTGGTTCAGCGGGTTAAAGCCCGCGTCGATCATCATGTTAACGTTTTCCAGCGTGACCTTCTGGGCACTGGACATTTTGCCGTAGGCACGCACCAGCGTCTGCAGCTTGTCCGCATTGCCAAGGGAGATGTCGCCCAGCTGTTTCAGCACGCCGGTGGTGTCATCGGCGGCAATGCCGAACTGTAAAAGGGTCTGGGTGCCCTCGGTCAGGTCGGACAGGGCAAAAGGCGTGGATGCCGCCATCTTGCGCAGCTCGGAAAGCTTGGCAGCGGCCAGTTCCTCGTTGCCCAGCATGACCTTGAAGTTGGTCAGGTAGCTTTCCATGCTGGCGTTGTAGTCCACGCCGCTCTGGACCACCTTGCCCAGTTCCGATGCGGCCTTTTTTGCAAAGTCCGCGATCATGTTTCCGGCGGCAACGGTCCACTTGCTGGTGCTCTTTTCCGCCGGGTCGCTGTTGAGCCTTACTTCGCCGGTGATGCTGAAATCTGCCACTTGTGTCCACCTCTCATTCAGAGCGCGGGCACAAGGGCACAGGCTTTACAGTTTGATCTCTACCTCCCGTTTGCAGGAGGGATTTTTGCATTTGACCCACACGCCGGATGCCGTGGCCGTGCGCACCGCCCACACGGGCAGGGGCCTGCCGCAGTAGGGGCAGGGCACCGGCACCCGCTCAGTGCCGGAAGCGGGCCAGGAATGCCGCGTCGTGTTCGGCAACGGTCTGGGCAACGGCGGCACCCCCTCTCAAAGATGCAGGCAGGGCAAAGCGCTCCTTCAGCGCGGCGTAATGCTCCCGCATGCTGCCCTCGTAGTCGGCCAGGTCCAGAGTGCGCCAGTTTATGATCTTGGCCATGAGGGTATCTTCCGGCAGGGCGGCAAACAGCGCCCGGAACCGGAACCAGTGCAGTTTTGCGGTGGTCAGGTCGATGCCGTAGGCCTGCTGGAACGCCGCCACGATATAGGGCGCGTCGCACCGGTAGTCGAACGCCGGGCCGGTGTCGGGCCTGCTGGCGGCAGTGTTTGCCGTGGGTTCTGCGGCCTGTTCTCCGGCGCGGTAAAACTCGATGAGCCAGCTGTATTTTTCCTGCAGGTCGGAGGGTGAAAAACGCTCGGTGTAGAACTGCCCACACAGCTGCCGGGCAAAGGCCACCGGGTCAGCCTCGACCTCTCCGTGGCTGTAGGCAGCGGACAGCCGCACCATGTGCCGGAAGTCCGGGTCGATGCGCCTGCCGTGCCATACGGTGGGCAGGGCGTCCGTCAGCAGGTCAGTCATCCAGCGCCGCCAGCTCTGCCAGCAGGGCCTTGCGGCGGGCGGCCTTGTCCACCCGCTCCACCATCCGGGCGGCAGGCGGCTGTGCCGGGAAGCTCACAGGCTGCTGGCTGACGATGCGCCCCGCCGTCTGGGTGCGCTGCTGCGCTTTTGCCGCTGCCCGGCGCTGCTTCCGGTTCATGGGCTGGGGCTTGGGGATGCGGCTGGTATAGCGCTGCTTTTCGGCCATGCAGGCCTCGTTGATGGCGTCCAGCACGTCATAGATGGGCGCTGCATTGTTTTCATCCAGACCCAGCCGGGCAGATGCGCCCGCGCCAAGGATCTCGTCAATGCAGGCCATCACGAGACGCGCCTGTGCACGCATATGGTCGCCCAGACGCACGCCGCCGCGGTTGAAGCGTTCCTTTTCGGCCCGGCCTGCCTGCTGCATCCGTTCGTTGGCATCCTCAAAGCGGTCCATGTCGTTGGCGTTCAGCACGGAAAAGTTGAATTCCTGTCCACAAATAACCATTTTCTGGCTCCTTTCGTTGGGCCGTGCCCCGGTGCTGCCCCGGGGAGAACTGTTTCACGGCATAAAAAATCCCCGTTCCGGGCGGAGCGGGGAAAGAGAAAACGTCAGGCCTTGACGGCGTTGCCGCCTGCCGCGCTCTGGGTCGCAGTCAGGTAGTCAAACGTGCCCGGCACTCCAATGCTCTTGACGTCGCAGGCAAAGGTGGCCGGGGAACCGGCGGCACCGCCCACGTCGCTGGTGACGACCAGCGTACAGCTGCCCTTCTCGCCCTTGCCGGTGCGCAGGCTGAAGTAGATGTACGGCACAATGACATCGCTGCCGGTGCCGAACACGATCTTGCGGGACAGCAGGAAATCCTGGAACGCGTCACCCACGCAGCGGTTGCCGTTCACCGACAGGGTGCGCTGCACAGCGCTCTTGGTGTCGGTGGGGCCGGTGCGGATGAAGGTGTCGGAGTTGGTGGAGGCATTCAGCGCACCACTGTGCTCCTTGACGTGGTCGGCGCAGACGATCCAGGCGGATTCCTTGGTCTGCTTGGCGCTCTCGGTCTGGACGGCAAACACGAAATCGTCCGCCGTCTCGATGCCGGTATAGGACGCGCTGGGCGTGATGCCGGACTTGGTAATGGCTTCTGCTACGGTCATAGCAAAACTCCTTTCATTTGGGCTGGTAGTAGGTCAGGCGCAGCTGCATCTGCATCCGGCAGCTGCCCGCGCTGCTGGTAACGATGTAGCCGGTAGAGGTGACGGCGATGCCGATGGGCTGTCGGGGTGCGGCCAGCGCGGGAAGGTGGTGGCAGTCGTTCTGGGCCAGAACCCAGTCGGTGAGCTGCTCAAAAAAGCCGCTGTTCTGGATGGCCAGCACGTCCGCTTCGCCGTACTCCCGCCGGGACAAAAACAGGTAATTCTTTGCCATGTCCCGCCCGGAAAAATACTTGGTCAGGACCGGGTCGCCGGGGCTGTCCTCGATGGAAAAGGCGGTGGCGTCCTCATCCAGCCCCGCAATGCGGAACGCGGCCCCGGTGGCCTCCTGCTCTTCGGCGATGAGCGGGCAGGTCTTGAGCCACGCCCGCAGGGCGGCAATGGTGGGTTTCTCGCTCATAAGTGTCCCATCCCTCCCCAGAAGGTCGTGACGGCCCGCGCACCGTAAAGGGCGAGGTGCTCTCCGACGTCAGCCAGGGCACGCTGGCCCCAGTAGGAGCCGCGCAGACCGGTCTCTCCGTGCAGGCAAGTACCCTGCTCATGCAGGTAATACTGCTTGCGTGCATAGGGCGTGTCATACACCAGCAGACCCTCGTCATACTTGCTGGCGAGGTTCACGCTGTTCTTCAGGGTGCCGGTGGCAAAGGGCACATAGCTGTCGATCAGCTTGGCCGCTTCCTGTGCGAGGGCATACTGTGCCTTTTGCAGAGCTGCGGTTTTCTCCGCGCCGAAGTCCGGCCGCCACGACAGCTGCATCTGGATGCCGTCTGTCTGATACCGGAACCCATCCGGCTGGTCAAACTTCGGTTTTGCCGACGGGGCAACGGGCCCGAACGGGATCATTTCGCTCATGGTCTCAGCTCCCTTCCACATGCCAGTGCGGCAGCAGCGGTTCCCGGTTGTCCGAAATGGCCGACACGGTGCAGCACAGGTGCGTTTTTTCGAGGTGGGTGTACTCTTCGGCGGTCAGGGTGGGCACCGCGCCCTGCACCAGCTTCCAGCCGCGTTTCAGCGTCCAGTGCCTGCGCTTTTCGGCGGCAGGCAGCGCCGCCCACTGCACATAGGGCAGGTAGCCCAGGGTGCACACGCTGGCCGGGATGCGGATGTGGGTGGTGCGTTCGGGGTCCTTGCTGGTGCCGGTGCCGGAGGTGTCCAGCTTCTCCCGCCAGCTGCAGGCCGGGAAGGCCCAGCACTTGGGCGTGTCGGTGTCGGCCTTGGGGTCATGGATAAGGTTCACCACGGTAACGGTCGTGGTCATCTCATTCAATCCCCCTGTACAGCAGGCCGTGGGGGTCCGCCCCGAGGGCGGCTTCCAGCACATGCCAGGCTTCAAAACGCACGGCAGCGGACAGGCTTGTGTTGGCCGCAAAGGTCACAGCATAGCCGTCATTGGAGACGCTCTGTGCGCCCGGTGCAGCACCCACAGCCAGCTGGGCAGCCAGCAGATCCACGATCTGGGCGCAGGCATCCGCCAGCATCTGGCGGCAGCTCTCGCACACGGCGGCATGGGGCTCCGCCTTGCCGAAGGTCGCGCTGTCGATGAGCCGGGACGCCCTGCTGCACAGCACCCCGAAGGCCGCCTCCGGCACCGTACCGCCCGCCGCCGTGTACTGGTCATAGGTGCAGTAGTTCATGGGCGGGGCCCTCCTTACGCTTCGATGCGCTTGATGTACAGGGTCTTGGGCTTGGACACCTTGATGCCGTACACCTTGCGGCCCTGCACAGCGGACGCGCCAATGTACTTGCCGGAGCCGCCCAGATCCTGCAGGTGCACGGGGGTCTGCCACTCCATCACACGGTGGCACCAGTTGGGGTGGCCGCAGATGAACTCGGTGGTAGTTTTCTTGGTGCTGACACGGGTGGTGTTCTCGAAGTCCATGTTGTTGGATTCGTACACCGCAAAGCCGGCGATCTGACCCACCGCACCGGTCTGCACCAGCTGCTGGGACAGGTCACCCTGCTTGATGAACTTGTCATCCTGCATGAGGATCTCCAGATACTCAGGGCTGACGATCATAAAGCGGCCGGTCTGGGGCACGCCGTTGCGGCTCAGGGTGCGCTTGGCGGCCAGAGCCTCTTTGTAGGCGGTGGAAGCGGTGCAGGCGGTCTTGGTGGCGCTGATGGTAGCACCGGTTGCACTCTGCAGCGCCTCGATGGACTTCTTGTCGATGGACAGGGCCATGGAGTAGGCGGCGCTGTCCAGACGCTCGGCGGTGATGCCGTCGGGCACGGATGCAGCGTCAAAGCCGTCGATGATCTCATTGACAGCCTCGTCGTTGTCGATGTCCAGATCCAGATAGGTGGTGGTGCCGGCATCGGCATCCACGCCGTTTGCCTTGTCGTATGCCTTGACGGCCACCTCGGTGTCACGCACCGGGATCTTGACCTTGCCGGCCTTGGGGCTGCCCTCGTAGCGGGTGTTGAAGATCGCACCGTCACGGGTAACCAGAGTGGCCCGCAGCTTTGCGTCTACCAGAGCGGAATACCGCTCCTGATTTGCATGTGCCATGTTGAACTCCTTTCGTTTTACAGGTTCAGTTCGGGATTCAGGGACTTAAAGGCGGCTTCCACACCATTGGATTCGTTGGCGGGCGGTGCGCCATGCTCAGCGCCGGTAGAGACCACGGCCACGCCGGCGGCACCGTCTTCACCAAAGGCCCAGGGGTTGGCCTTGGCAGCGTCGTCCAGAGCCTTGTCAATGTCGGCGCTGCGGTCCTTGGAGCCCTTCAGAGCGTCCAGATCCAGCAGGGCACGCACCGCCTTGACGCTGCGGCCCTTCTTGCCCAGGATGGCAGTGTTCAGGGCGCTGTCAAAGGCAAAGCCGTCCGCCTGGGCCTTCATGTCCGCCTGCAGCTTGGTCAGCTCGGCCTCGTACTCCTCGGGCTTCTTCTTGCCTTCAAAGGCTTTCAGGCCGTCCTGGGCGGTCTTGAGCTGGGCGTTTGCGTTGTCCAGCTGGGCCTGCAGGGCAGTGGCGGCGGCCTTTTCGCGGTTGACGTCGTTGCCGTTCTCCTGCATGATCCAGTTCAGCTGTTCCTCGGTAATGCCGGGGATCTTGTTCTTCACATCTTCACGTTTCATGGTGGAAAAGCTCCTTTCTGTGGGGAAAACCTCGGTTTGGTGACACGGTTCTCCGTCCGTGTTCGGTTGTGGGCGGGGTACGCGCCGCCCTCCGCATGGTGCCGCTTGCGGGAGTTGAACCCGCCGCCCCCGGATTAAAAGTCCGGTGCTCTGCCAACATGAGCTAAAACGGCATGAAAAAACCACTATGAAGCCTTTTTCTGGGCACATAGTGGTTAAAATGGGGGATTTCTGTGAATGACTTTTACGGCTTCACCTCCACACTGGGCAGGATGTCAGTGTGGAAATAGAGCTTGTAGTGGTAGGGGTCGGTATGGGTGCCGGTGATGTCCTCCACCACATACATGGTGTAGTCGTTCAGGTAGATGTAATTCTTGCGGTAGGTATCCGGGCCGACCTTCACCGTGCAGACCAGCTCGTTGTTATCGTTATTCGAGATGGACATATAGCCCTCGGCTTCCAGAATGACCTTGTCGGTGCGGGCATTGTAGACGGTGATCTTGCGCTCACTCTCAAAGTAATCTGCCTGCTTGGAAATATTGGCGTTTGCCTTGTCGGCTTCCGAACAACCGCACAGCAGGATGGATGCTGCCAGTGCAAGAGCGAGAAGAATCTTTTTCATAGTTCGTTCCTTTCTGAAAAATGAGTAAAAGAAAACCACCGTCCGGGTGGATGGTGGTCATTTGATATTGGGCGGAAGCTGGTCAAGCTCTTTCAAGATACTGTAGCAGTCACGAACGTACATCTGCCGGTGGACAGTTCTGTCCCACCCGTCGTAAAATGAGTTACAGATATCATCATATGCCGGATCCATCGGAGTTTCCAGAAGAACTTGCTGCATTTCTTTAATTTCCTGCTCTGTGTAGGAATGTTTATTCGTAGAATTTGGCACCATTTTTCTGCAACTCCTTTATGCAGTCCGAAATAACGCCCTCTGCCTTTTCAAGAACCTGCTCATCCGTCAGCGTGGATTTGAGCAATTTATCAATCGCACAATCCATCTGCCGAATGACTTGTTTTGCAGAGCTTTCTTCAAAAGCCGAGGTCTTTTCTATTGCGTAAATATGCCCATCGTGTCCGAGAGCGGTAAGCAATTTCAAATTTGAGTTTCGCACAAATTGCCGAAGATCACCATTTGAAAAATTGCCGCACGCAGGATGGGTGTGAATCGCAATATAGGGAACATCTGGGTTTGGCAGCTGAACAGAATGCCCACCCGACAAACCAATGATATCCTTGGTCATTGGCTTCATCTTGATGTCGAACACTCTGCCCACCTCAACGTTTTCCCGCTGCTTTGAAGCAACCATGAGAAGGCGCTTGTGGGCATTTTTCAGCTGTTGTTGTCCGGCGGCATCCAACGTGTCGCAGCTGAATGCCTTAATGTTTGCGATTGACTGCATTGTAACAGGTTTCGCCTTTGTGTTCAAGCTGCTATACGTAGAAGATGCTTTCCGGGCCTGTGCACTCGCCTTGCTAGCTTCACTCCGGCCAAACTTGGGCACGCTGACCCGGGCACTGTCTACCCGCCAGCCGGTGGCCTTGGCAAACTCGCTCAGGCTCTGGCGGGCTGCTTTCAGGCGCACGGCGCTGTCGGTGGTGTCAGACCCGGCGGCACTCTCGGCCAGATACCGCTTCTTCCATTTGCGCACGTTCCGCTCCCGGGCACGCTGCATCTGGTTGACCTCGTACTGGGTGTACAGTTTGCCGTTGTACTCGATGTTCCGGGCGTTCAGCTCCTGCAGGCTCTCCTCCGTCCAGGTGGGCGGGTCGCCCAGCTCAGGGAATACGGCAAAAAAGGTGTGGCGGCAGTTCCAGCCGCAAAGCCCAGCGCCGGTTCCGTAGCCGGTGGCCTGCTCAAAGTCCGGGTAATGCTTGCCCAGGTAGTCCACAGCCCCGCCCCGATGGAAGCGCCGACCCTGCCACTCGGCGTGACTGGGGCGGGCACCACCGTGGGCGCTGGTCTCAACGAACTCCACGTTCATTTCGTCCATGCGGGCTTCCTGCAGCTTGCCTGCGGTCTGGTTGACACCGGTCAGCACCGCCCGGCGGGCCGCAACTTCCAGCGAATCTGTGTGGCCGCTGGGGTAAGTGATCTCCGGCATCTCGTCTGCAAGGCTGTCCACAGCCTGCTTGACGGCGGTTTTGTAGTCAAAGGCACCTGTGGCCACCTTGCCCCAGGCGACATCCAGCGTGCGCTCAAAGGCCCCGGAGACGGTGTTGGCCGTTGTGGCCGTGAGGTTCCGCCATGTGCCGCAGGTCTGCCGGGCACCGGCGTTGAGCAGGTTGTTCAGGGCCGCGCTCTCTTCAAAGGGTGTGGGCTCGAGGTTGTAGTGGTAATAGATGGCATCTTCCCGCTCCATGGCTTCGGTGGCAGCCTCTTTGAGCAGCCTGCGGATGGTGGCTTCGCTCTTGCCGCTGTACTTTGCCAGCAGCTTGACCACGTTCTCCCGCACCGCCTCGGTCTGCTGGTAGCGCCACAACTGCCAGTCGGCCGTTTCGGTGAGGGTACCCATTTTGCCGATGCGCCGGGCGACATCCTGTAAGATCTCATCCTCGACCTGCTGCGCCAGCTGCACAAAGGCATCCGGCATGGCATCGAGGTAGCTCGGCGGCAACATCAGGCACCTCCGAAGGTGAGCTGCTCATCGGTCTGGCTGTCAGCCTTGGCCTCTGCCGCCCACTGGTGGGCCTCGTCCTCGCTCAGACCATACCGGGCGGACAGATACCGGCAGCGGGGCACAAGCCCTGCCAGAGCGTCCTCCCGCAGCTGTGCGGTGCGCTCCTGCTCGCTGACAATGTAGCTGTCGTCCCAGTTGACCGAGATGCTGGTGTCCGGGTCCACATCTGCACCCAGCAGGTTCTTTGCCGCCCACAGGATGGCCCGCAGAATGCCGATCAGTGCCGTCTCAATGGGGATCTGGTTTTTGTTGGCGTTCTGCACAAGGTCCTGTCGGCTGCCGGTGTACTCGGTGGCGGTGGCCACCTTGCCCAGCTCAAAACTGTAGCGGTGGCAGCCAAGCCCGCACTTGAAGCTCATCATGTCCAGAGCATCCTGCACGGCCCGGTGGTTGTCCTCGGTGCGCAGGTCGGGGTTGTACTCCCGCCATGCGGCCGGCTGGTCGATGCTGCCTTCCGGTGCGGGCAGCTCGTAGAAGATCTGGCGGTGAACGGCATCCGGCGGCACAGCGTGCTCCACACCGTCCTTGTCCACCCACTTTTTGCACATGGAGCGGTCATAGAAAATTTTCTTGCCGCCCAGGCGGAGGTCCTGCCGGTAGTTGTCAAAGGCGTAATCCGCCATCTGGGCTGCGTCCAGCGCCTCGGAAAAGACGCTCATACCCAGCCCCATGCCGCCGTCGATGTTTTTGGCGACAGCCGGGCTGAACAGGCTGAACCATGCCGGCGCGCCGGTGACCGTGATGTGCTCCACCATGCCCGGCGGGGTCTTGGCCTTGGCAAATTTCGGCGTGCCGGAAACATCGTCCATCACCTCGAACCATTCATTCGTGATGGTCCGTTCGCCGCCCTTGCAGGTGTGGGTCTGCAGATAGACGGCGGGCTTACCGCCCATCACGCACTCGGACACAAAGGCGGCCTCGGTCACCACGCCCCGCTCCACGCTGATGGGCAGGATGCAGCAGGCGGGGTCATAGTCCAGCTGAATGCGCCCCTGCGGCGAGGGCAGGGCGTTCCCGGCGGCATCCACCGTCAGGCCTTCCACACTCAGCACAAAAGCACCGGTGCCGGACCAGTAGGCCTGCTCCACCAGCTTGTTGGCATTCTCCCAGAAATGCAGCTGCCGCAAAAGGCCGCCGGTCTGCTGCTCATCACTGCCCAGCAGGTAGGCGGCACTCTTTGCGTCGCCGATCTGGAAGGTGGTCTTGTCGTTGAGCAGCAGGTTTGCCCAGTCCTCGCAGACATGTTTCGGCATCCGCAGGGAAGCCAGACGCCGGGAAATGACGCTGCCGTCCGGGGCGTCCTCCTTCTGGTCGTGGATGTCGGGAACATCGCCCTTCCACCATTGCCGCCAGACTTCAATGTTGCCGTAATAATCCGCATCCAACTGCAGATGTTTGGTTTTGTTCAGATATTCGATAAAGGCCGAAACGTTCATCTTGCAGTCAGTCTCCTGTAATCACGCTCAATGGTGTACTCAAAGGCGTCGAGGGTGTCAATGTCGGTGGTGCCGTCGTCCAGACGCTCGTCCACGCCGGGGCGCTTCTGGCTCCACAGGGCGCTTGCAAGGGCGTCCCGCAGGGTGGCGGCCTCCGGCATATACCAAAAGCGCCCGCCGCCCATGAGAATGGACGTCAGGCGGATGCGGTCGATAATCTGAATTTTTGCGGAGTTATTCACCCGGTCGGCCAGCCAGTACAGTTTAGAGGCCCGCAGCCGGGTGCGGATGTGGTTGATCAGCGTCTGCTCGGCGCTGTCACAGAACATGTAATGGATCTCGCCGTACCGTGCGAACACGGCCAGGCAGAAGGTGAGCAATTGGTTGGCCAGGTAGTCGGCATCCTGGTTGCGGGGGTCCACCCGCTGGGATGCCAGCCCCACGACGCCGGAATAGTACGGCAAAATGCCCGTTGCCACAAAGGCGTGCTGTGAACCGTTGCCGCCGAAGTCCACCCCGATGTGCACCCGCCACGGCTTGCAGGGCTTGTCTGCGGGCCAGAGGAAGCGCTTGTCGTCGGCGGCGATGCTGTCCGCAAACGGGCGGTAGATGATGCCGCCTGCCGCTGCCCACTGGCCGAGAATAAACCGGTTGTAGTACACCGTGCCGGCATATTCTTTTTTCAGCTGCGCCACGAACTCCGGCGGCAGGGTGGGGTTGTCGTCGATGGTGTAGGCCTGACAGTAAATGTCAGCATCACTGTCGAGGAACCGCTTGAACCAGTGCTGGGGGTTATCCGGGTTGCAGGTGCCGTCAAAATGGCTGTGCGGGCAGGAAAGGCGGCTCTTGAGCATCTGAAAGACGCCCTCGTCCCAGGTGGTGATCTCGTCACCGTAGGCATACTCGAAGGCAGCGCCCTGAATGCGGGCAATATGCTTTTTGTTGTCAGCGCCCAGCACATACACCTTGCGGCCAAACAGCTGCACGACATTGCCGGCAGCCGAGGTGCGCACGACGCCCACCAGCTCCGCCCCCCAGAGGGCCCGCATGGGCTCCAGCACGTTGCGTTCCAGCGTGCCCAGGGTGTTGCCCAGCATGACCAGCAGGCCCTCGTCCCGGGCCGCAAGGATGCGCTGCGGGATGGTGACAGCACAGTCCAGATAGGTCTTGCCGGAGCGTGTGGCACCGGTCTTGATGTTCCAGCGGTGGGAGCAGTTGCGGAGAAACTCCTGCTGATACTCAGTCAATGGCACTGTCGATTCCTCCCAGCAGCTTGCGGGCATTTTCCAGCGTGTCGGCACCGGGATCCTCCTGCGGGACTTCCTCGCCCAGCATCTTCAGCAACACCCCGGCGGCGCGGGCATCGCCGCGCTTTGCGGCTTCGGCCATGCCCATGACCACGCTCATCTGGTTATCCACGTCCTCCGGGTCCACCTCATCCCGCAGCAGGGCATTCACCCGGCGGCGGTCGGTCTCCGGCAGGCTGAGGTAATAGTCGGCGGCTTCCTTCATGCTGCGTTTGCGGCGGCGTGCCTTGCCGGACGCAATGCCGCCCTGCTGGGCGATTTCTCTCTGTTCGCTCTCCGTTCGCTTGTTGAACGGGATAAGATTCTTCTCGTTGGACACGTCACCACCTCTCATGGTTCAGGTAAAGCAAAAGCCGCCCCGGAATGGGACGGCTGAGAATGTTCAAGATTGCCCGGCTGGTACATTCAGGCTGTTGGTCGGAAAAGGTGTTCCCCTGTCGCAGCCGGGCAGCACAAAGCCCGCAGGATGAAGGGAGTAAGGGACCTTTCCTGCGGGCTTCGGCAGTTTAAATTTTAGCAGAGGTTGACAGTGTTATCAAGTCCGGTCTGCTCCGGTTTGCTCCGGACTTTTGATGTCCAGCTGACGGACGGCGGCGCTGTGATGCTGGAACATCTGGCTGCGGGACAACCGGACGTAAACGGCGATCTTGTCCCAGTCCTCCAGCAGGACGTACCGGCGGAACAGGATCATGAAATCCACCTCGTTGTCCAGCTGACTGAACACGTCCATCAGCTCGGCGCGGATGGCGTCGCACACAGTGGACTGCGCTTC